CCTCACCAAGATGATCGACGAGCTTCAGGAGAAGCAAGACGAGGCAGCAGCAGCTATCTACAAACTTATCCTTGTCCGCGATGCCCTTGAGGGGACCATCAAGGCCAAGCAGCTCGCCTTAGAGTTGGACGAATAAGCCCAGCCACATGGCCCGCTCCAGCCCATCATTCCGCTGGAGCGGGCCTTTTTGTGTGAGACGATGGAAACATATGCACTCGATTATGAGACTTACTACGACCGCGTTTGCAGCATAAGGCGGTTGGGGACTCTTGGCTATTTTAGCCATCCTGAGTTTGATGCCTACATGGTATCCGTAGTAGGGAGTGACGGTTACACTTTTGTTGGGGCTCCCGACGACTTCGATTGGGGGATGCTGGAAGGCCAGACTGTCCTGTCCCACAACGCCAGCTTCGACGAGACCCTCTACCTGTTTGGCGTAGAACGTGGGTGGTGGCCCCAAGTCCGCCCCTTCGCATGGCATTGCACCGCCGACATGGCGGCTGCGTGTGGTCTGCCGCGCTCACTGAAGAACGCATCGGCGCAGGCGTTCGATTTGGAGGTGTCTAAAACTACACGGGACAATATGGCGGGCAAGAGGTGGGAGAATATGGCGGACGAGTTTCGAGAGGAGGTGAGCCAGTATGCCCTGAAAGACTCCGAACTTTGTCTCAGGCTGTGGGAGGAACACAACGAGTCATGGTCAGAACGGGAACGGGAGATAAGCAGGGTCAACCGCAGGATCATCCAACGGGGGCTGCCCATGAACGTAGACCTGTTGGCGAAGCAACTGGTTTCCATAAAGCAGAAGCTGTTTGAAGCCGAGCAGGATATCCCTTGGTCTGGGGAAAGGCCCCTCCTAAGCCGGGGGGCTTTCGACGACGAGTGCCACAAGAACGGCATCGAGCCCCCAGCCTCCCTCGCGCAGAAGGACCTAGAGGCTCAGGAATGGATCGAAAGACACAGTGGCGACCACAAGTGGGTAGAAGCCGTCAGCAACTGGAGGCGGGTCAACGCGCTAAAGAAAAAGTTGGAGGCGTTTGATGTGGCGACTATGGCCGATGGCCGCTACTATGGGGGGCTGATGTATTGGGGAGGGCACACCGGACGATTCTCTGGCGGCGGGGGGAACCTGAATTTGCAAAACCTCCCGCGTGAAGAATTATTCGGCGTTAATCTCAGGCACCTTATTCACGCCCCCGAAGGAAGGAAGCTAGTGGTGGTTGACCTATCGCAGATCGAAGTGCGGACACTCTGCTGGCTGGCGGGCGACAAAAAGACGCTCAAGGAGATCGCCGCGACCGAAGACATTTACGAAGCCTTCGCGATCAGGATGGGCTTGTGGGCGAAGGACAGGGGTGTCCTGAAGGAGATAGACCCTAAGTTACGACACAAAGTTAAAGCTATCGTCCTAGGGTGTGGTTACGGGGCAGGCCCAGAGACGTTCTCGCGCCTGTATAATATGCCCTTGGAGGACGCGCAGGAGGCCGTTGATCTGTATCGGGACAAATTGAAGATGGTCCCCAAATACTGGAGGAGCATTAACTCAAAGCTCCGAAACTGTTACGGCAACCTCCCGAGGCTCGCGTTCAAATACTCGTTGCCGTCAGGGCGCGATATTAACTACGGTGAAACTAAGCTGATCAGACAAAACGACCGCATCCACCATCAGGCCATAATGAACCGGAACGGTAAGAGGTTGCCGATGAAGTTGTGGGGCGGCGTGGTTGCCGAGAATTTATCGCAAGGATTAGCCCGAGACATATTTGCCGACATGCTGCTTCGCATCGAGGAAGCTGGGATTAAAATCATATTCCATGTGCATGATGAATTCATCATCGAGTGCCAAGAGGAAGACGCGCAGGACATTCTGGAATCTACTTTGAAGATCATGTCTGAGCCCCCTGACTGGATTCCAGATATCCCTTTATCAGCAGAAGGAAAAATACTGAGCCACTACCAGAAATAATGAAATACCGCTACCTGAAGAATCTCAGGGAGATCAGCGCCCAAAAATGCTCTGACCTGAGTAAACTGAAACAAACTAAACCATCTTTCTCATCCAAGGCCGCCTACCGTGATTGGTGCGGTGACCCGTCCACTGCCCACGTTTTCTACTCCGCCGTCGAAGGGCGGACCCCCTCCAAGAGAGTCAGCAACGATAACCCTCCCCGAATGATTTACGGGGTCGTGGCGGATTACGATTCTGCAATCAACTGGGCGTCTATCGATGACGACCTAAGCGTGAAGTTCAGCACTAACAAACCAACGTGGCGCAGCCGAACACAATCGGGTTTCCTCAGATTGGTGTGGGAATTCAAGGAGCCTGTCCCCATAGAGCCCGATATGTTCGACACCTTTATGAAGCACATGATGGTCAAGCTGCGCCTCGACAAGTGCTTTGCGGGGTTCGACAGCTCTTCTTTGCGGGCCAGTCAATACTTTGAGCTGGGGGAGGATTGGGTCCACACCAACGGGGAGCTAGACCCAGCCCTCGTGCGGTCAGTGATCATAAAAGCGGCCTCTGAAAAGCCACCTCAATCCTGCGACACATCTATCCCCATAAGCGTGGTCGCGGCGGAGGTGGAGTCCCGGTTCCCCAGCCGTTGGGTGGGGGATTTCGATGTGGGGGCGCGGGGGCCTTTATTCTGGGTCGATGACGGTATCAATCGAGACGGGTGTCAGGTAGTGGAAGATGGCATAGTGTGTTACAGCGACAGAGCGGGTAAGGGCTTCATGTCTTGGCGGGATATCTTTGGCCCCCAATTCGTGCAGGACTACGAAGAGAAGAAGCTCTCTGGTTTGCTGGATGAGTATTGGTTCAATGGAAGAACTTTCTTCAAAGTCCTTTACGAGAGCGCGGTGGCAATCCCAAAGGAACAACTGATCCTAGAGCTTCGCCAAGCAGGATTCTCGCCCCGCCAGAAAAAGGGACAGCCGTTGTCAGAAGTTGACACAGCAGTCCTCACCATAAGCAACCAGAACAGGATAGCCGAGATTGCCCCTGTTGTATTCTCCAAGGACCGGGTGGTCAGCTACCAAGGGAACAGGATCTTAAATTGTGCCAACATCAACCCCGTCCAGCCAGATTCGGACGGGGGGTCGTCTCAGTGGCCCTTCCTACATAAGTGGCTGGGACAATTGTTCGTGGACAGCGGTAAGCGCCCCGCGCTGGATTACTTCTATTCATGGCTACAGCGGTTTTACTTGGCGGTCCTTGAGCGAGAATTTGTTCAAGGGCAGGCCCTGTTACTGGTCGGCCCAACAAACAAGGGGAAGTCCCTGCTCTCAAACAGGGTTATCAGCGGGCTGGTCGGGGGGTATGCCGACGCCTCTGACTACCTGTCTGGGCAGACTAAATTCAACAAGGATTTGGGCAGGGTGGCAACGTGGGTGATCGACGACACAACGTCGGCGGCTTCTTTCCAAGATCAACGCAAAGCTACTGAATTGATCAAACGGGCAGTGGCAAACCCGCGCGTCGAGTATCAAGCCAAGTATGCGGACTCTCTAAGTATCCCGTGGTCGGGGCGAGTTGTTATGTCTCTTAACATGGACATCAACAGCTTGGCGGTGATCCCGTCGCTGGACAGCAGCAATCGTGATAAGCTGATGGCCCTCCGCGTCAAAGAATCCGCCACCAGTAACTTCCCCCGCAATTCTATTTTGGAGAAGACTATCGAGGAGGAACTCCCTTTCTTTGCCAAGTTCCTCGTAGACTGGGAAGTCCCTGTTGAGATAGAAGGCGATGCGCGTTTCGGAGTTGAGTCGTTCATCGACAGCACTATTGCTGAGGCGGCTTACGACAACAGCAGTCGAAGCACCGTAGCGGAGCTGGTGGAGTTCTTTGTTAAGAGATGCCGCGACCTTAACGAGGACATGACTCACTGGCGGGGAACCCTGACCGAATTCCAAGTGGCTGTCCACGAGTTCAACAATGGTAGGAACGTCGGCCAGTCGAACAATCTGGAACTCGTGAGACGGGGGATGGCCACGCTGGAGGAGGCGGGCAAAAATAATCCCAACCTTCGGCAGGTCTTTTCAAAAGGGAAGGGCGGGGGTAAGCTCTGGGAGATCAATCTCGATTCTTCTTTCGACATTGACGTAATGACAAAAACGAATCTGGTCTCCGTAAAGACCTGATGGGCATGTGATACCCGTCGCAAAGGTATGTGAACCCAGTATTGTCGGTGCTTCCCTTCTTCTTGAAGTTCTTATCCTTTGTTGCGTTATACTGTGTGGCCCACCCTACTAACCAGACTTTCGACAGGTCCTTATGGACCCTAGTGAAGAAATAGATGTCTGCGTCAGGGTCCTTGCTCTCCTGCCTGTTTACAGTGGCTACATAGTTTAGTCGGGGCTTGGTGGTGCATGTCTTGGATTTAACATCGATCTTCTTGCCCCGAAAAAAGTAATCGTGGCTATAGCACTGCTCCCCGACATACTCAGCTTCGTCAACATAGGCACCAAAGGCGACCTCTCCTAGAAACCCAGTCATTCTCCCCACTCCGCGAGTGAATGAACTGGGGGGTATCCCCAGTGATTGGGATCTCCGAAAAGCCTCCGCAACATCGTCCTTATTAGGGAGGAACACTATGAAGCGGTTCTTGTGATACTGGAACTGGCTCTTAGTAGCCACTCTTCTTCTTGAGGACCTTGGTGTAAGGCACAGATAATTATTGGTTAAAGCGTTTAATGAATCTTTCCCACGCGGGAAAATAGATCTCATCCATGCACCGCACGATACTTTCCTCTTCGTATGACTCAGAATAACTAAGCCCTGAGATGGCAAGACTAGCATGGAGCATCTCGTGCCTTACAGTATCGTGGAGTTCTTTTCCTTTCAGGGTCTTGTCTACCGTGATGAGCTTCCTTCTGTGGGAATACATCCCATAGCAATCATCATCCCCCAGATCTCCCAGCCGGATTCGGACCCGAACCCCACCGATGGTTATGCTCTGTGGGATACTCATCCTTCTGCATAGTTAGTAATCGCACGGGCATACACACCCGCAAGCCTCCCGCGATTATTGTTAATCATTTTCCACTCGTCTGCATTACTGCCGAAGAATGGTTCCGCGATGCAGGCTACGGGACGCACTGCCCTCAACAGATAACTTCCACGCTGTTTCGGACCTCGTGGCTTGATCCCGCGCGAGACCATCTCAGGGTAAGCCTCTTCCATTTCATCGCGGAGCGCAGACGCAAGTTTCTTGCCTCCTTTGCTGGTATGCCAGTAAAGCCACTCGTGGCCATTTGCAGACGGGCTGGCTGAGTTGAAATGAAGTTCAATGACCGCGTCGATGTTGTCTTCAATCAGCTTGCGGGCCAGATAGTTAATGGCTCCCGTATAACTGCGGGCGGGGTAGTGGTCATAGATCTTGTGGCTCCCCCGCAACACCTGAGATATACGGCGGACCATGTCGTGGTTGAAATCCCACTCTGATAGGATGGTGTCTCCTGTGGTATAGGCTCCTTGGTCGCCCAAACGCGAGTGGCCGACTGCTAACCCGATCTTCATTTCTTTATGACGCGATACAGGGACACCAGTCCCACAGTGATGCCTACAAATAGTGACCCTATACGGAGCCAATATTCAAACTGCTCCTGCATACTTGTAATGAGACCCAGCGTGGGAGCCGCCATGCCGACTAACGAATCTATGAATCGGGGGTTTATCATTTCTCCCCGATAATCACGGCCCTCCGGTAACTGTAATCCGAATGGAATTTGTGATCTTTGCGCCCCACCAGACTGCCCTCACAGAACTCGTAGAGTTGGCCCTCTTTAAGGGTCACTGTCGGGGGATCGTATAGGGCGCTCGCGTTCGCGCTTGATGCGTTGGGCAACTCGTTCCATGAGCAGCTTGTCAGCGGGAGAACCGCCAGCGGCCAGAGCATCAAGACGATCTTCAAGAGCGTCGAGGTGCCTGTCTCTTTGGAGCCTGATGTGTTCGATGTAGGCATGGAGCGCAGCAGTCAGCAGTTGGAAAAANAGCTTCACTTAGATTTCGCACGGCCCACATTCAGGGCTAGCCACGACACCACGCGATTTATGCGATTCACCCAAATGTTNTCGGATTCATTAGGGGTCATGGTTGCAATGAGTGAGGCCACAGCAATTACGCTGGCCACGATTTGCAGCAGTTCTTCTTTGTTTTCGGTGATATATTGGATCATTAGATTAGGGGTTACATCATGTTGCTGGTGTAGGCTCCTACACCGGAAGGATCAAATTTAACAGTGGGTTTGGCAGCACCACGGTGGGCATCAAGCTGCTCATCGAGAATGGCGCGACAAACACCCCAATGGTAATTGGCGCGTTCGAGGTCCGCATTATCTTCGGCGGTATTGCCCAGCATGGCGTGCTTGATTGCACTCAAGCTGGATAGGTAAATGACGCTCGTGCTATCAAGTAGTTTCTTGAATTTCCGTTTAAGCAACAGGCGCATGGTGACCTTCTGGCTGTTGCTGTTTGCGATACGGAATCTACGATAACGGGCCACATAATCCGGTTCGCGGACGGTGGCCAGTCTCAGGACGGGGTAATGGATGATCTTGCTGTCACCATCTGCTGTCCAAGTTTCAGAATCCGTGGTGCGGTAGAGGTAGACCTTATCGTTGTCCGTGTCTACCCCCGTAACGCGGTATTCAGTATTCGGGTAAACGTAACCCGGCAAAGACACAGGCCACCCAGTCAGGGAAATTATATCCCCCACAACCACATCAGAGGCATCCGTAACAGGAACAGTAATCACTGTTCCTGACTGCGTGATGGTCGTTCCCGAAAGNGTAAGGGTGGGGTCTGTTGTGTAGCCNCGNGGGACGGCAACAATATCAACATCTGCCGTAAGGTCGTCGCCTGCTACGCGAATCTCAGTCACATTCTGGACATCCGTGTCGCTCAAACTATCATCCGCCGAACCATCACAGCTTATATCCCCAGTCTTCTGCCCCGCCAGAACCTCATACAACACAACAATATTAGCTGACCCAGACACAGAGGGTAAGGCTACGTTCGGGAACACGGGGTACGCCGCTATCTGGTAGCCTGTAAAATCATCGGACGAGGGTAGTTCATTAACGGTCGGGGCGTAGCCATCGTCTACGATCCCGAAAGCAGACAGGGTGTTCCCATCGTCATTACGTCCCACAAGGCTGTAATCATGGAATTGGGCGCGGACCCGTTCGGGGTCGTTATCAACAAGGGCTGATATTACAGACTCAGCATAATCGGGTAGCGTGAACGTCCCGTCCGTGGTGCTGATCGTGTATTCAAAAACCAGATCGCGCCAGAGGCCCATNTTGTGGAGCCGAGGCAGGGCCAGATTCAATTCTTTTAGGAATTGTGCGGAGTTAGCTCCCTTGGAACCACAGATTTCCAAGAGGGCATCTTCCACCCCATTCACAGTCAGTGTGGCCATAACTCAAATTAACAAATAGGGGTTTAAGGGTCAAGTCGTGGGGGCAGGGGGATCGTGAATTCGGGGTCTTCTGCGTTTTCCTGTGCTTTTATGTGGGCGGGGAAAGCTAATCCTTTAGGTGAATAAAGCCTCACGGGCATGGTCTCGTAGCCGTTGTCCCGTAGAACAATCGCTCGGTGCCTACCATCGTGATGACACACCCTGTAAAATTCAGAAGAAATTTTCTGCAACCGGAGGAAGGGAAGACTACAGAACGGCACACCGCGATTAAACATACGCCGTGCTGAGTGGTTAGGTTCCCCCTTTAAGAAAGAAGCCAAACGGAGAAAATCATTTGGAGAAAATGAAAACAAACTAGGAGGGTGAATAAACAACCCAGACATAAATAAACTGCGTGAACACTTCACTAATCAGGGAACGTGCAAGCATGACCCCCCACCCGTTTCAAGAGAGTGATAGACCAGAACACATCGGACGAATGATCTTGTATGACCTGTTCATCTTCATTTACGGTCCCTAATTTCACGCGGTAAGTCCCTACTTTTTGGGCCTCGGTGGGACAAAAATTACCTGTCGTATCATCTGTTCTATCAAACCCAGTTTGGCTGCTTGTTGCGTCCACAGCATCTAACTCGTCTTCAGCGGGATCGCCCCCCACTTGCACCCAGCAAGCATCTACACGATCTGCCATAGCTTCCGCGTCAAGATCTGTAGTCCAATAAAGATATACATCCCCATACTCGCCTAGCTCGTGGTATTTTTTATCGTTGTCGTTAAAGTTAATCCCCGCACTCATGGACTCCCCGCCTGCGGCACCTATCGTGGGAACTTCTATGTTAAACACACTAATGGCGTCTTGCCCTGCCCCTTCCACGCTGGCGGTGGACGAAGGCCCAGCTACCGAAGAAAGCTGTATTATAATTGTATCAATCCTCCAAAGCAACTGCCCGTAAGCGATCTTGGCCCCTTTATTGCCGTGCATCAGCGCAAACGCATGGGGGCGGTGCAGGAGTTCAGGGTTTTCAGAGGGGTTGGTGCCTACATCCATGTCCCCCACAATAGACCCGTCAGGGTGCTCTGGATGGG